TCAATACGCGCATGCACTGAATGCATGACCGGAGTGACCAACGGAGCGGCGCGAAGGAAAGCCATCGTGGACTGTTGAACTGTGTCACCGGGAAGTACCTCCGTGATACCGATGGGAACAAGCTGGCCTTGTTTGAAAGAAGTGAGACGTTCAAACGAAAGAGAGAACTTGGACCGTTTCATAACTTTTTCCTTGATTGGTTGATGGAATGTTTTTTCTTGAGCTTTAGTTCTTTTTGACGAAGTGACGCGAGATACGCGTCACGGGCTTCGGCTGAAGCCTCAAACCAAGCCTCAAGGCGTTGAGCCGACGACGAATCGACAGGCATAGGCGGCAAATGCGCCCAGATGTTTTGGCAGAACGCATGGTTAGCTAGATCCTTTGCTTTCTGTGGTTGTGTCTCCTCTCCAAAAAAGAAGAGGCGCAGCTGGCCTCTTAGATGGGGTCCGAGGGGGAGAAGTCTCCCCGCCGTCTGAAACGCAGTGGGCACGTCGCCGTGTCTGGCCATGAACAAGCTGCCGGCCGAGGTATTGAGCGCTTCAATGAGAACTGGCAGAGCGACAGACCCGATGCCGGGCCGACGAGACATGAGTGCGAATTCTGGCTCTCGACCATCCAATCGTGGGTCTCCGGCAGTGGTGAGCTTTTTGGTGACATAGCCGGTGATGTACGCGGCTGACTCGGCAGTGAGTAGTGAAGCATCGACGTTACCGCCGACGCCTTGGCCTGGACCGTGAGAGCCTTCCCAAGTCGACTTAATGATCGGGCTTGTGAGGTACCCAGGACGGGCGGCATCAGGCTCAAGGTCGGTTCTCTTAAGACCGTAAATCGCACCGTGGTAGTGAGGACGTCCGAGCTCATCTCCGTACTCTCCACATGCAAAGAAGCGCACTGTGCCGCGATCCCTTCGAGCAACAGCAGAACGCAGTCGATGGATAGATGCTGATAGCTGGTCTTTGCGGAGATTTCTTCCATCCGGTTCCTCCTTGTAGGTCCAGGTAACGAACAGAGGGGCCTCATGAGCCTGAGCTTCAAGCATTAAGCGTGAGGTCCAGATACGTGAGGCGTTAATCCTGCAGGCCATGCACTGCCTGCAGGGAAAGCGTGATGACTTGGTGCATTTCACAGACGGATGCCGATGCGGGACACGCGTGGGCGTGCGCTACGACGACGTGCTTTGTGGCGACGGCGACGGAATGCCATGGTTACCTCCTTTCATCGGTTAAGAGAGCGTGGATCACGAGGTGGTTTCCACCCGCGGGCTTTGGACTTGGCGAGTTCGCGCTGCAGCTCCTTAGACGCGTTCTTTTGCGCGTCATCTTCCTGAGCTGCCATGCGAAGCCGGAAAGAGAGATCACCGAGGCGAGTGTCCTGGGTGATGAATTTCATGAGCCGGTCTTTGTTGAGCTGCCAGAACAGGTAGTACTTGGCCATGTCCATGTCTTCGAGACCTTCAGAAGCTTTGCCGCTGGGAATGGTCCAGGTTGAGCCGTCTGGTAGTCGGAGGTCAGTGCCCGAAGGATGAGTGCCAGCGGTGCGGCCGCGGATACCGGCGATGACTTCATCTTCTTTGACTTTGACACCGGGCTTGAGGCCCTGGGGTTGGCCATCAATGCGGTTGGCCGGGTCCGTGGGCATGGTTGGTGGAGCGTGGCCAGGCTGGTTGGCCACAGCTCGGTTTGCCTCTCGTGCGCGGGCTTCCGCTTCGTCGGCTTGAGCGTTGAGGAGACGGATTTGCGAGGCGCGCATGTACTCGTCGGTTTGCTCATCCTTGTGGTAGTTGAAGGGTTTCATTTCTCCACCGACAGGCATGGTCGGGGAGGGTCCGGCTTGAAAGCCGAGAGCAGCGAGGGGGTGAAGGCCGGCGGCTTTTGCGCCGGCTACGCGAGACATGATTCCCTCGCGTTCCATTTCCTTGTAATCGTGGATTGCGTCTTTGCGCTTGCGCTCGTTGTATTCCTCGGTGGTGCCTGCAAGGCCAGAGGCGTTTTCGATCAAAAGGTTGAGTGCGCTGCCACCTACGGCAGCTCCGAAACCGCTCATTTGCATCTCCGGTTGGTGAAGGTGATCTTGCGGGCGAAAGAGCCCGCGCCAGTGCGTTGGGTAGCGAAGAGAACTTCGCGGCGTTGATAACGTGCGACGCACGTAGAAGCGGCCTGGAGCGTTTTTGCTGCAGGCCGCTGGGGTGGTAGCTCCCAGGTCCCGAAAAGGTCCTGTAGCTTGATTGCGCGCCCTTGCCGGGCGCGTTTGTGACTGCTTTGCAGTTTGGCAGCCCGGGAGCGGCTGCGTTCCCAAGAGACTTGGGATTGCTCAGGGTCGGAGGACCCTGAGCTAGAGGCCATGTTGCTCCAGCTACTCGAAGGAGCCGCGTTGCGAGAGGAGGTAGACCTCCTCGCTCCCTCGATTGTTGAACGAGATTGTTTGTTGCGGCTGGAGCGCTTGGCCATGGTTTAGTACTTTCGTGCGACTCAGTACAGTAGGTATCAAGTAGCCTACTGATTTTGCGGCGACGGAGCGACCGCAGTTTGTGAGGGTTTACCCTCCGGTGACGGGGTTGGGCTCGCTGGACGCTCGCTAACAGGTTGAGGGTTTACCCCTGTTGACGTGGGATTGTCTTGAGGGTGGAGGTGTGCCGGCAGTTCGCCGGTTTCGCGGAACCTAAGGTATTGCTCGACCGTGATATCGGTCGGCTGGTCCGCGGGAATTTCCCACTTGGAATGGAAGTCGCCGAAGTCGTCTTCGAGGTCGAAGTCGTCGGCTTCCTGAAAGCTTTCGAACGTGATCGGACCATCGTGGGCACGAAGGTTTTGTATTGCGGAACGAAGTTGTTCGAGGTCCGTGACGGTGCGTCTGTTGACGTGAAGTACAACGGGTTCGGCAGAGAGAATTTCTGCCCCTGCCTCGGTGAGGCGTGGGAGTGTTTTGCCGGCGAGATGATCCTCGGCCACATGTTCGTGGCCACGAGGGACGCCGGGGAATTTTTCAATTTGGATTTTCTTTTTGCGGGCCATGACGATCTCCTGTTAGGCGATGAACGATGAGCCGGTCGCCGACACCAGACGCCGGGCAATTACTTTATGCCGGCAGGTGGCATAGATCTGGTCGGTCGTCGTCGAGGCGTAGACCCGATTGGTCGGGTTGGCTTGAATGAACGACGAGTTGAGGGCAGGCGCCGATGAGAAGTCACGCGCCATGTGCCAAGAGTTGAGAATGGTTCGGAACTCGCCGGAGACACCGGACTCGGCGCGACGGTACTCGTCGTAGCGATCCTGATAGCCGAAGGTGCCATCAGGTGTTGCGTGAAGTGCATAGATCTCCTTGTTGAGCACGGCCTGTTGGCCGATGTGCTGGAGTTCTTTTTGCCAGTAGTCGTCTTTGGTCCAGCGGGTCCAGGTGCGCGGGAGCGCTTGCATGTAGACCGTGCGGGGTTGAACGGACATCAGAGACATGACGATGCCGTGTTCTTGAAAGTGACGACGAAAACGGTTGGAGCGCATGGCGGCCACGCCGTGGCCCTTCATGGCGCCCACCGGATTGGTGCCTTCAGCAGTTTGAAGTACTTCGGAGAATTGAACGGTATTGCGGCCGCCGCCGAGGTACTCGGGACGCTGGAGACGCGCGTCGGCCGCTTGAACGCCCAGGTAGGCAAGGTACTCGGTGTAGCGAGAACCGAAACGAGCTCGAGCTTCGAGCATGCGTTGGATAGCGAAGGCACGGCGGACGTCATTGACGTCGACGGCAGTTGCTTGTGAAAGATCGGCCATAAGGCCGGTATAAGCGTTCGAGCCAGAGAAACCGGGGTCCCAACGGAGATAGTCCGAAGCACCCGTGCCGACAACACCCGCTTGTGACGAATATGTCCCAGAGCCCGCGGGTAGCTGCACAGTGGTCTGCAAATTGGCAGAAGTAGTGCGGAAGCGAGGGAGACCGATGGCGTTGGGAACAACCTGAGCGGAAGTACCGAGAGGCAAGGTTACTGCTGGTCCCTTTTGTTCCCATGGTCGTGTGGTTGTGAAGTAGTCCTTTTCCCATGCTCTGTATTGCATGGTGGTGTTGGTGGTGGTGTCAGCTCCGTCAGCCTTTGAAACCACGAGCGGAGTAACGAGGTCCTGGTCCCGATACCACTCGTTGAAGATGAGAGCGTAGGCACGGAAAGGGAGTGCAGAGACACGAAGGGTGCCCGGGTACGTGCCAGTAGGTATACCGAGGTGATCGTGCAAGGTGCCAACGGCAGCAGCCCCTGCTGCGATCGTGATATAGGGCGCTTCGGAATCGTCGTCACCGTCAGGCCCACCAGTGATGAAGTCTTCCCACGAATCCCAAAGAAGGCGATATGGCACGAAGAAGTGCTCAATACGCGCATGCACTGAATGCATGACCGGAGTGACCAACGGAGCGGCGCGAAGGAAAGCCATCGTGGACTGTTGAACTGTGTCACCGGGAAGTACCTCCGTGATACCGATGGGAACAA